CACAGATGAGGATGAACAGCCTACTCTCCTATGTTACTGAGGCTGGCGGCTGGATGCGGATAGCTGAGGACTTTGTAGCCGAAGCTCAGGCCAGGATAGCTGAAATCGACAGATACCTTGCCGAGGCCACACAATTCCAGGAAACTGCCAACCTGTCGATGGCCCTGTCGGATAGATTCCGATTAGAGGGTCAGAGTAGGTTGAGTGAGTTCCTGAGAATACTATCTAACAAGGCCGAGTATCGGAAACGAGTAGCCTCAGTACCTGTCAGGCAACCAGCCTAAATGGAGCATGAGAGCAGGTTAGTTACCGCCTGCTCTCAACTCCTACTGCCACCGTTCAAGGTACTTAATGTCTATAGGTGTATGAAACGGTGCCATATGCTCAATAGCTTCCAATTCATTTGGCATTGCAATACCATCAATCAGTAGTTCATCATGTACCTGTAGTGCTAGGTCCATATCCTTACAGTAAATCAGTGCCCGCTTCAGTATGTCCGCGGCTGACCCTTGAATAGGATAGTTAACTGCCTTCCTCTCGATAGCATCGGCGTTCTCCTCCTCCTCTGTAGGCAGCCTCATTTCCCTACCATAGATAGTCACTGCCTTGTTGGTGTAATGGCTCTGCCTCTGTATCGACTGAATGTAATCCCCAGCCTCACGGAACAAATCAAACCACATTATCCTCAACCGTGTGGCTGTCTGTATTGTCCTGATGTGAGCAGTCTCCATGAGGGTCTGGTCAGTACCACCATATATCATGGCAAAGTTTACATTCTTGGCTATCTTACGGTCAATGCCCATGAAGTCTGCCACAATCTGGTGTATGTCCCCACCAGTCTCGTAGGTATACAGCATTTCCCTGTCCTGTGAAACGTGGGCCAGTATCCTCAACTCAAGCTGGCTGAAGTCCCAGTCTGTCCATGTCCCTGAGTCAGGTATTATCATACCCCTACAGTTAATGCTGGCATGTGTCTTGGCTCCGGGTAGGTTCTGCATGTTCCTATCCGTGCTTGATGGTCTACCTGTAATAGCGTCAAGGTGGAAATGTGTGAACGCCCTGTCCTCATCAGCCCATGGTTTGATGTAGGTAGACAACAGCTTGGACTTCTCCCTGAACCTCAAGATAAGCTGAGCCAGCGGGTCATCCATCTTCTCAAGGACTTCCTTAGCTGAGGATAGGTTACCTGTGCTCCTGCCATACTTGTTCCTTGTGAATGGTAACTTAGAGAACACCGAGTATGCACCTCTATCAGCTAGTGTCCATGATACCTGCTGTGGGCTGGCCGGGTTAAATGACTCAGCATCCTCACACTGGGTCAAGTAGGTTGCCACATCACCTTCAAGCTCCTGTTCCAGTGCCATCCTCACCGTGTGGTCCAGCAATAACCCTCGCCTCGACATACTATCCATGATGGGTATGGTTTCCATTTCCTTGAGGAAATATGGTATGTTAGTCTGAGGCATGAACACCTGATACAGTTTGAGGGCTGCACCTGCATCCTGCATACACTTCCTTGCCACTACTTCTTGAGGTATGTCCAGCATTATCTTGGCATTGTACTCAGCCAGTATGTCCCTGACCTCATGCACCTCCATCCTATGTGCCCAGGACAGGTCAGACAATCCGTTGAACTTGTTACACAGGAGCCTGGATATGATGTTGGTATCCATGATACTGGTATTTATATCATACTCGAACAGACATTCAAGGTCAAAGATACCATTGTGGTATATGTTCAGGATGGTTGGGTCCCTGAGTAGCTTCCATGGTACTGTTGGAGACTCGGTTGGAAACAGTGGGAAGTAGAAAGCCTTGAGTGGTTCAACAGCTATGCCGACACCGATGGCTATCCTTTCCTTGAGTGATATGGTCTCGACATCTACCCCAACTATCTTAGGTTCCGAGTCAAGTAGGTACTTACGATAGAGAGCACCGCTTGGTTCCTCATCACCGAGGTAATAGAAGTTGTTGGTTGGGTCATGAGCGAAATACATTATTTGTGTACCATCCTTATTTCTATTGCCTCATCATTGCCCCTGTAAACTATCATATACCTATCTGATGGCCTTGATAACTGTATCATCAGGTTATTACTATTAGGTGTTGATGTACCATCATTGATATCGAGTATCTCTCCATTATCAAGTTCAAGGTGTATATGGTTATAAGCTACTGGTATCACTTTCATATTATTTAACCACCTTACCACAACGATAGCACTCCTGTCCCATATATTTATGGTTAGGGTCATCCCGGCTCCAATGCAATGGGTAAATCCAGCCATGTAGTCCTAGCCTACACTTCAACCTTCCTATAAACCCTCTCATAATGTTTTATCCTCTGTATATTCCTCAAGGTCTTCCGGTGCACAATCAGCAAACTCTGGTAAACCTGAGTTAGCGTTCCTTACAACCACCCAATCACTACCTAAAGCCTCAACACGTTTGTCCTCATATGAATCCCTGCTGAAGTTTCCACCACAGTATCCATATAACATAGTTCCAACTCTTAACATTATGGCCTCCTAAATACAATTACATCCTCATCATCCACCGTCATCTTGCCCTGACTCCTAGCAATGTTGGTGAACCCTGAGCCAGGTACTTGCCACTTGAACCATCCTTCCTCAACAAACCCAAGTGTCTTACATACCATGCTTATCCATTTACTCAGGTATACCCGCTGACCACCCTCAATCCTGTCCTTGATGTTCACGGTTAGGGTACCACCAGGCAGTATACTCTCCCAGCATAGCCGGTAGATAGTTTTCATTGCCCGATTATATAGGAAGGTATTGAGCTTGGATATGTTCCTCGGATTCTTAGAATACTCCATCATCTGCTGGTCCATCCTGACAAGCCAGTCATCCGGTGCATCATCACGCTTTGTCCTCACCTTGCGTATGTCCATAGCACCAGCGTATGGTGGCGAGGTAATGATATGATTACATGGTATGGGTAGAAGGAACCGATTGTCTCCATGTAGCAGGGTTACCAGCTTAGCTGCCTCAGGTAGTTGTTTCTCCAGGTTATCCCTCACCCTCTGCTGGAGTAGGTGGTATCCTTCCTCAATATCGAGTAGGATAACCCTGATACCCTGCAACGTGGCTATCATCAGTGAACCAGTACCACCAAACGGGTCGAGTATGGTTTCACCTGGTGATGCAACAAAGTCGATGCAAGCCTGCTGCATGTATAGGTTCATCTTAGCCGGGTGTGACATTACTTCAGGAGGGAAGAACAGTGATTTCCGCACGGTCGAGTCTTTCGGTAGTATTATCCATCCTTCCTCGTTTCGTGGTAGGTCTGGTGCGTACATGTCTGTCCTCCTTACCATGTTTGTATCCCTGGATAAATGCACTCTTGGTTAATACCATAGTCAACTTCATTTGGTTGAGTATAGCAATTTCAAGGTTGTCCCAATGCTCATCGGCTAATTGTTCTGGTGTTTTATTTGCCATTGTGCTCCTCCATAAATGCCTTGATAGCCTCACACTTATTATCTATTGGCTCACCTTCCCATAATACCATCGTTCCTCTCGGTGCCTTTATCACCATCTGCACGGTGACATCACGGTATTTGTCTATTGTTTCATATGGACCGAACCAGACTTGGAACTCCCTGCCACAATCATCCAGTTCATAGGTCATCTTGTCCTCCCTACAGCCTTAAACAGCTTATCCACCGTTGCCCTACCCAACCGTTTCTGATGTCCTTCCTCCCCTACCAATGTCTCGGCCAAATCCACCGCATCCTGACCAAGCATGTACCACACTGTCCCGTACCTCTCAATCAGTGCTGTAGCCTTGGCCTCACCAAGATTGGCACCCTTAATCCCCATCAAGGTAAGTACGTGAGGGTTCTTCGATGGTACCCTGATATGCTCCTTGATGTACCGTCTCAACGTGGTATGTACTGTCTCCTGTGAGCTTTTGTACATGGCCACCAATGTCATAGCGGTAGCCATATAATGAGAGGTATGGACTATGGTCACACCAGCCTTGTCCAGCTGATAGAGCCAAGCCTGTAATCCAGTATAGCTCACGTTATATCGGCGGCTAGGTACCATTATCTTACCACTCTTTGCTAGTCTCCATGATTGCGTGGCTGACTTGACTCCAGGTATAGGCTCACAGTCCCCCTCATAGAGCAGGATAGTCTCCTCTATCCCATTGGACAACTCCCTACCAAGCAACTCCTCAACACTGTCCATGTCGGATAGGATTTCATCCATCTGTTTACGCTCGACCTGTATCCTATGCCCATCACATGCGAACCACATGTAGTCGGCGATACCGAGGGCATGGTTCAAGTCCTGCTTGATAACAGGGATGGACTGTGCAACCAGTTCGTGGATTTGGTCAGGTTCGAATATGTCCCGGAATATCATTGCTGTCTCCTCGTTATGTTAGTACTACACAATCGTTATCAGACGCACTGAGGTCAACGTGAGAGTGTCTTAGAGTATGTAGCAGTGTCTAGCAGCGCATGTTTAGTTGTCGTTGACCTCAGAGCGTGCCTTATCCAGACCATGTTCTTTGAGGAAGGCTTGCCACTCATCAGGAACAATCGTCCACCGTTTCAAGCTCATACTCCAGAAAGATATATCCTCGTGGTTTTCCCTTATCCAGTCCACCACCTTCTGCATACCATCTCTCTTGCCATTATCATACACACCATCAGGGTTGGGTTTCATATTTAACCCTTGCTGATAACCTGCTTCTCTACCAGCATTGAATGAGATTTCGGCTTGCGCTCGCTTGATGATATCTAGGGTATTATTAGCCGTTCCGTCTGAATGAGCTTTATCTAGGGCTTCCTGTATTTGTGTAGCATTCATTATGATATCTATAGATTCCATCATTCTCCCCTCACCATCCTAATCACAGCCATTATCTTCTCATAGGTAGGCTCCTCGAACTCCATGCCCTCAAGCTCCTTGACCTCGGCCAATTCAGCCATGAAGTAAGGCTTCTTCTTCTCCTTATCCCACCAGGTGTGTCCAAGTACATCAGCCGAGTCACCCCATTGTTTCCATCCATGAAGCTCCCTCTTGCCGGTTGGACCCTTACCCATGCCACCATCCGCAGTACGTACCAATCCATACTCATCACTGGCATGGTGTGTCACTATCAGATGTTTCCTGTGTGCCTTGGCCTGATAGGCAAACCCACGCATCCGGATGTATGCCTCCCGATACTCTATCTGCTGGAGTTGTGTCCGTACATTCTTACCAGCTGCAACCGGTTTCTCCTGTAGCTCCTGTAGATAGCCTTGAATGGTGACATCGTAGAGTAGGGTACCAGTGTCCACCATGATAGTGGCTATGTTCGGGTCCTTCAGGTGGGCTATGAACTTACCAGCAAACTCATAGAATAATTCCTTCATGCCGGTGACCATCTTTGATGGCGTAATAGCATTGGTGTTAAGGTCTACAGCACCAATCTGGAATGGTACAATGTAATCCTCAACTGTGATGAGTCCTTGGTCATACCAGTCCTTGATAGGTAGGTGTGGCAGGTTCCGACATGACCTCTCAAATCCACCAATGTCAAACTGCATGTCTACCAGCGGCTTAGGGAATGAGAGTGCTAGGGTATTCTTGCAGGACTTATCTTCACCCCATAGTACGAAGTTCATTTACCTCCTCCTTCAATCAATCCTTTCGGGCAATACATGGCCACCTCACAGTAGCCTCGGCACCTCACCCCATCCCAGCACTCATGGTTGGAACAAGGCTGTGACCAGCTACCATCCTCAAGAGCCTTAGCCAGCTGTGTTGCCTTCATGTAGAAGTAATCCCGGACGTCATCATCAGATAGCCTCTTAATAGGTACCATCATCATGTTCCTGTCAACGCCTCTTGACCTGGCCACCGCCAACCCACCATCCCTCACTGTCACCTGTACCTGCATCCTATTGATGGTGAGCCCTCTCTCCTCAAGCATGGTGCGGTACCGGTTCAACTGTAGCTCAGTGTCGTAGTTGTCGGCCTCACCTGGCATAGCTCTGAATACAGGTATCATCTTCGGTGACCCTGCCTTGCCCCATGCACCTGACCGTTTGTATACCTCACCGGATGGGTCGGGTCTTTGTCCTGTCTTG